ATTTATTTTTTCTATATTATAAAATATTACTCAATATTATCTAAAGCATATTTTAATAAACTACTAACTATATCCTGCCTTTTATACATCTTGTATTTATCAAATAGCTTTTCTAATTCTTGATATACTTCTATATCAATTTTAAATGTTTTGGTTGTGGTATTCTCATAGCTATTTATAAAATTTTTATCTCCACATAATCCTTTGCTTTCTAACTCTTTAACTTTTTGCTCCAGCAACTCAATTCTTTTTAAAATTAAATTTATTTCGTATGGATCACTGGCTTCATTTTTATTTTTAACCTCCGAATTTTCCGCAGTTAAATTTTCACCTTTACTAAACTTAATTATTTTTTGTCTTTGCCCTTTACTTGTTCCTTCACCTTGTCTTACTGGCTCATATCCAAAACTTCTAAATCTACTTAGAATGGTATTCTTTGATATTTGCAACTCTCTACATATGAAATTGAAAGTATTATCTTCCTTCTTTAATTCCTTATTAAAATAATCAACTTGTGTGTTTATATCTAGTTTATTAAAATCTTCTCTATCCATTCCTAATCCCCCTTATATCTATATTACAAAAGTATATTATTATAATATATTATTTTTATCTATAAAAAAAGATATAGAATATATATCCTATATCTTTTTTTTGTTCTTATTTTTTTCTTTTTGTTTCATTAATTCTTCCTTTTCATTCTGAATTAATGTTTTTACTTCTTCCTTATGATTAATTTCAAGTACCTGGATTTTATTTTTTAATTCACTTATTTTTTCGTTATCTTCCTTTTCTAATATATCTAACAGCTCTAACGCTTTTTGTATCTTATCTAATTTCCAATCATTCTTTCCTATATAATAATCCTCACCATTTTTATAAAATGTATTTAGTGAACAACAAATATATACTAAACTATTATTATAAAGAAATTCATATAACTTCTTTTTGCTGCTAAAACTATTCCTTAGCTTAGTGATATATTTTTCATATAACTCATCTTTTAACTCGTTTTCTAATTTTTCAACTTTATATTTAAATTCTTTCTTAAAATCACTAACTTTTTTTAACTGAAACTTATCTCCAATTAAAATAACTCTCTTTGAGCAGAAGTCACAAGTACATCCTGTTTCTGTTTCTTCCCTTTCTCTCAAATAATCATCCTCTACAACTATATAATTTATATAGAAATATCCCCCTCCACAAGGACAACCTTTTCTTATTGTTTTTCTACTTTTTTCTTCCCATGTATTCCCCATAAAAATTACCATTCCTTTCAAACTATAAATTATAAAATCTCCAATCACTTGGAAATATACACACTATAGAAAAAGTATTTTTCAATACACTTTTATAATATAGTCGTTAAGATAATACCTATTACAAGGCCCTTAAAACCTAGGTTCACACCTATTTTAGTTATAATAATTACAATAAAAAGCGCATAAGGATGCTACACACACTTTATAAAGACCATTTCAGTTGACAAAATATAAATTAAATTAATTTAATTCTTTCAATAATTTACTTACTGCTTGTCTTGTTATTCCTAGTTTTTCAGCTATTTTACTTTGATTATACCCTTGTTGTTTTAACTCCAGTATAATATTTATTCTATCTTTTTTAGCTTGTTGCCTTGATGTTAAACCCTCTTCATTTCTTGGAGTTCTTTTTTCATTCTTTCTTCTGTACTTCTCGCCAGTAGATATAATAGTTAATAATTTTCTTTGCTCATGCTCTTCTAAATCTAAAGCATTAATTATATATTTATTAGTGAATTTATATCCTTTTGTACTATCCTCTTGAAAATGCTTTACTGTTCTGTTTACACTTCTACATACCGAAGTTAATTCTTTTACCTTATACGGCTCTCTAAAGCTTTTATTAAACTCCTTAGTAACTTTAATTAACTCTTCAACTGTAACCTCATTTACAAGCCTATAATGGTAACTATAAAGCATAATTAATGTATTCCTATATCCTACAATATCTCCTTTTCTTAGACTTACAATCCTTTTAAAGTCCTCTATTCGGCTCATATTTAACGTATATAAGTTTTTTGTAGGTAAATATGCTATTTTACCCTTATTCTGTTTATATTGTTTCTTAGGCTTTATATAAGTCTTTTTTAAATCGAATATATTGTATTTATTACTCTCATTTTTAAGCATACTGTAACATTTACTGTTATTTTTACTATTTATAGTTCCAGGTAATCTTAAAAGCCTTGTAGGGTCTTTTACTCTAGTATCTACTGATATATTATTTATACTTCTTTCCAGCTCTTTTATTATGTTAAATAAATAATTCTCTATCTTTTCCCAAAGGTCTAAAAGCATTATATGACAATCTTTTATATCCCAATATATATGAATACCTCTTCCACTATTTATATATTCTGTTGGTTGTGGAATTTTCTTTTCTTCTGCTAACTGCTCTACTGCTCCAACCACTTCAAATGGGTCTATTGGTAAAGTTCCTTTTTTATGGTCTATATCTATGTAAAATCTATGTAATTGCCATAAATATTCCCTCTCTCTCTTTATAGGAGAGTTAAAAGTATTTGGAGTATAATATATCTCTTTTTTATTTTTGTATTCTTCTAAATTTATTTCTAATGGATTAACGGCTTCAAGTCTTTTCATTTTCCCTTTTGAAGCTTGTACAATATGCGTAAATCCTAAATCATATTCTAATTTTAATATTCCCATGTTGTTAACCTCTCTTCATTTAGTTGAATAAAAAAAGCCTTCTAGGTATTGTCCTAAAAGGCTTGAAAATTCTTTAACTAAATGCTATACTGTCCTTAGTTAAAAGGCTTCAATGCTTCTTAGGTAGTTCGTTTACCTATTAAGTAACTTTTAAATATACTGCGAATATATTTGAAAGTGCGAGGTCTTTTTTTATTTTTAAAATTATTATACCATCACATTTCCAATTTTTCTACATTTTACTTTTCATAGTTTGTAATAAAATTAAATTTTGATTTTATTATCTATTTCAAATACAGCACAAAATTATGTTGTATTAATTTTCATAATTAAACTTTTCTCCATCAAAAGTGGCAATAATGTTTATTAATTTCTGTCTATTTTGCTCATAAAATAATTTATCTCCAGTTAAAAAGTAAATACATAGTAGGCTTAAATCTAACATTTCAAATGGATCACTCGACTTATTTATATCAATTCTTACTTTTTCACTAGCTTGTACCTTTTCTGAATAATAAGTTTTAATATCTTTCCTGCTTCCATCACAAGTTATATAGTTGGCTCTTAAATTATTCTCCATGTTACTCACTCCCTTTTATACTATTAATTACTTCTTTCCACCAATCTGTAGTTTGATACATCTCTTTTAATTCCCCTAATTCCGACTTGTCGGTAATTAGCATTATTCTGTATTTTAAATATTGTTTTATGTCACAATCTGCTAAAACCAATATAACTGGATTTATATTTCCTTTTAAGGCTATTTCTTTAGTAGATAACTTTTTTAATTCTTCAATCTTTAATTTCTTTTTAGGTTCTATCTTTGATTTCTTACCCATCAATTCCCTCCAGCAACTCTAATTTTTGAGCCATTGTCATATTTCCATTTTCTCCATTCTGCTCTTTTATAAGCTCAATAATTGCTCTTTTATTTGATACTCCAAATCCTAAATTATTAGCTATCATATTTTGAACTTTTATTATTTCCATCTTAAATTTTATATCTTCCCTTTTTCCTTCAAGCTTTATAGCCTTATTTAATTCCTTAACATGATAATTTAAATTGCACCATTCTGCTAACATTGGCTTATCTGAATTATTTAATATGTTAAGCTCCGAGAAAGCATTAAATATATTATTAAATTCTTTCTTTGCTGCTGCTGATACAAATTCTAATTTAAAATCTAATGTTTTATTTACATTTTCATTTAATCTTCTTTCAATTTCTTTTAGGTTTTCTTTATCTGAATCCGAAAAATTATTTCCTGTTAATAATTGTACTGGTTTGTTTGGTCTAGCCATTTTTTCACCTCAATTCATTTTCATTTTAGGATTTAAAAATATTTTGTGTTCCGAGGTGGACACGTGGTGTCCGTAAGCCCCCTTTAAAACTTTTACTTACCCAGGGGGGATATTAAATTATTTTTATCTTCTTCATGCTCTAATTAAGTTTAATATAATTTTTTAATAACTTTTCTTTTGTTTTTTATCTAAAATCTTGGGAAATAATTGCCCTTGAACACCGTTTTTTTTATATTTTCAATACTTCACTCATTAGCTTCAATCCCTTATATTTTCACCCTTTAAAGCATATTCATTTTTTGAAGTATTTGTTATTCAAAATTACGGTGTTCATTAGTAGTAACTTAATTTTTTCATAGCTTTTTCTTTTGTATCTTGTGTTACTCCTATGTATCTCAATGTCATGCTTGGTTCTTTATGTCCTAATATATTCATTACATTAACTATGTCCTTTCCTCCAGAATAATATAAATGATACCCACACGTTTTCCTCATTGAGTGTGTGCCTATCCCTTCTATACCTAAATCCTCTGACATCTCTCTAAATATCTTATATGCTCTATCTTTACTTATTGGATGGTTATGTCCTACTCTAGACTTTATTAAATATTCAGTTGGTGCCTTATCCTCACAATAATTATTTAATATTTTCTTTAACTCTCTATTGATTGGTATTTCTATATACCTCTCCGTCTTTTCTTGCTTTATAACTATTTTATTTTTATGGTATACATCTTTAACTTTTAGTCTTAATATATCCCCTATTCTCAATCCAGTATAAATACCAATAGCAAACATTATCTTGTTTCTTTCACTCTTGCTTCCTAAATACTGCATACATTCTTGTATTAACTCTTTTTCTCTTATAGGCTCTACTTTCAACTTCTCACTCCTTTCAATTGTTTTAAAAAAATGGAGCAACATTCCGTTACCCCACTAATAATAGGCTTTTTATTCATTTTAAATTAATGATACTATTATTCTTATGATGAAACTTTTACTAATGAAATTCCTTTAGGTCTTATAACTCCTAGATCTGCTCTTAGATATATTCTTAACCCTTTTTGGATTCTTTGGAACATATCTCCTGAAGTTCCCCATTCAATAGTTATTCCTTTATGTAATCCAAGTAATAAAGATTCACTATCAAATACTAGAGTTTCATCATCTTTCATATTGTTTGATTCTTCTATTTCATATTCGCTTATACTTGATGGTGGCATTATATATTGACCATCATTAGCTTTTAACATTTGAAGTTCTCCAGCTAAGTCAGAACTTAGGCATACATTTGTAGGATTAAGATTAGCTTTCTTTATAGCCTTTGCTCCTTTAATTATTAAGTCATAATCCTTAGTAGTGCAGCTAACATTATTAATTGAGTCGTATAATGAGATACCTTTTATTTCGTATGATGTATCTGGAACAACTCCCTTTCCATAAATCATAGCTTTGTCTAATGCTTGTGCTATTGCTTGAGCACATGAATAAACTAATTGCTCTGATAAATTACTGGCTGAATGTAATAATTGTTCTGATATTGGTATGAATAAAGCTAGTGTCTTCCCTTCCAGTTTTACTCCTTCAAATGCTACGTCAGAAGTTGGAATTAATTCTCCCTCTTTTACAAAACTTGCTACAGCGTCTTTTGTTTGAACTGCAACTATCAAGTTGTTGTTTTCCATTTGTATTACTGGAACTTTTCCGAATATAGCTGATTTAGTTCTAGCATAGTCTATAATTCTATCTGATAATTGTTGTGGTATTACAACCTTATTTGCACCACTCTCCATTGTTCTGTAGTATTCTCTTTCTTTATTAGCACCCTTCCAGCCAATCCCACTCATACCTTTAATCAATTTTCCTAAATCTAAATTTGAATCTCTATATGCTCTTTTTTCTATTTTTTCATTAGGATAAATTGCATCTCTTAAAGTCCTTGACTCTTTATCTGAATTAGATGGAGCTGACTCAATGTCTTGCTTGTGTTTCTCTTCTATTTCATTTGTTTTATCTTCTATCATTTTTAATTCTGATCTGATTTCCTCTAATCTTTTTTGGTCCTCTTCTGATATAGTTCTTGTTTCTCTCATACTTGCGACCTTTGCTTCCATTTCAGAAATTAAATCCCATCTTAATTCAGTTAACTCTTTTATAGTTGTAGGTATTGTTAATGCTCTATACTCTTCTACTTTACATTTACTTATCATTCTATTCCTCCAGTTCTATATGTTCTTAGTCTTTATTTTTAATATTTCAAGTTCTAACTTTGATATTTCATACGAATCAACTTTATATCTTTTTTCTTTATTTTTAGATTCGTCTATTGTTATAGCTTTAAAATCTGTTGATCTATTTTCTGTTAAGACTTCTTTATCATCTCTCATTTCAATAGATGTAGCCATATAAGCTGGATTTCTTGTGTTATCCACTATGGTTACTTCAAATAAATCTAATTCTTCAACGGTTCTTTTGTCATAGCCATCTTTGAATTTTTCCCATCTATCTTTTTTAGTATAAAATCCAAAACTCCAACCTCTTAACTGCTTATTCTTAGCTTTTTCTATTACCTCTGAATCTGTTATAGTGCATATTGCTCTTAAACCAATGTTATCTTCAAATAACTCAAGGTTTCCTTCTTTTGTAGATCCAAGTTTCCTATTTTTATCATGATTTAATAATAAATCTATATTTTCTCTTGAATTCAAACTTCTTTGAAATGCTCCAGGTTTTATTTTTTCTATAAACCTACCATTTACCGTAGGAATAGGCTTACTTTCTCTATCAACAGCATTTACATATCCGTCAAGAACCACACTATCATTACGGACTTCTATTCTCATTATTTATCCCTCTTTTGGTTTAATTCAAATAATCTATAACGAATTGCTTCACTTAAATAAAAACAATCAATTCCAGTTTCAAATTCTCCTTCATATCCAGCTTTAAATAATTCTCCAATTTCCTCACTAGCTTTTAAAAGCTTTTCTAACTTTTCTTTATCTGTAATTGCTTTTAAATTGAACTTTACTGTTTTAATATCTTTGTCTATCTCTTCTTGCTCTTCAAGATATTTTTCTAGTGAATATCTAATTACAGTAGCTAAATTTATTTCCACTCCTCCCCTAGATTCTCTTTTTATAGCTTCTATTCTCGAAGCAACATCTTGTAGTAATTCTTCATCTACTCTCGCAGTTATTTGTTTCGTTCCCATTTAACTTCCTCCTTATTTAACTTACATCTATAATACCATTGACTTTCATTGACTGTCAATGACATTTATGTATTAAAAAAGGTTAACGCATTTTTGCGTTAACCCTTATAACTTTTATTTTTTTAACTTTCCTTTCATATATCCATACACATACCATTTTATTCCCTTTATATCATCATTGTTTAATTCTGGATCATTAAGTAAGTCTATAATATTTATAACCTCTTCTAGCTTATCATCACTTACTCTTAACACTCTATTTATTGCCTTTTTCTTTAAAGTATTAGTTGTATTTATTAATATCATATTATCTCACCACCCCAAATCTTTTATATATTACTGCTCCCTTTAGGGTTGGTATAACATTATGAGAATTACACTTCTCTATGTAATTTTTTAATGTTTTTATGTTCATTGGTAATTAATCCTCCTTGAATTAACCACCCAATTAAGATATAATCTAATTGTCAGTAGGTCTGCTCTTAATTGAGTGGGCTTTTTTTTATTTCTTATTTTCTATGTAATCTAATACAACTTTTCTTACAA